AGCGAGATCGATGGCAAACACTAAGCAAGTAAAAGCTGCGAATGTATTAAACAATGCATTCAACAGTTCATTTGCTGGTGGTGATGGTAAGGAGCTTTGTGCTACTAACCACCCAACGATAGCTGGAACAGTCTCAAACGAGCTGTCAACATCAGCTGACCTTAACGAAACATCGTTAGAGCAGTCTTTGATTGACATTAACGCGTTTACAGACGAGAGAGGCTTAAAAATTGCAGCAAGAGGAGTAAAAATGATTATTCCATCTGAGCTTCAATTTACTGCTGAGAGATTGATGAAATCTCAAGGTAGAACGGCAACAGCTGACAATGATATCAATGCAGTAGTATCAATGGGTATGATTCCTCAAGGTTACAGAGTGAACAATTACCTAACTGATACAGACGCATTCTTTATCATTACAGATGTACCTAATGGATTAAAACAATTCGTTAGATCACCGATTAAGACAGCTATGGAAGGTGACTTCGATACAGGTAACGTTAGATACAAAGCTAGAGAGAGATACTCTTTCGGCTTCTCTGATTTCAGAGGTATCTTTGGTTCACCAGGTGCGTAATCACTGATAAATTAAATTAAAAGGGGGCTTTCGAGCCCCCTTTTTTTATGATAAAGTAGAAAGGCAACCATGAAAAACTTCCGTGTACAAATCAGAGCATATGGCTATTACGCTGACTTCGACCTTCAGTCTGAAGACAGTTCAGAAGCCTTTGAAAATGCACTAGTTGACAAGCTAGGAAAAAATGATATAAAATGGGAGAAAGATGGATTTAACGATCCACTTAAAACTTGGATAACCTATGAGGAGGTTATAGATGCAAACGCACGTGAGAGACTTATACAAGAAAAAGAGAGGTCTCGAACTACAATGGGCGGTACAGCAGCGTGATCACCAAAGATACACTTTGGATATGGTCCGAATTGATGACAAAATTAAACAAGTCATCACTGAGATCAAACAGGCAGAAGCTGAAGCAGCTTTATTAGCTAGTAAGATTGAAGATGCAGCCCCCAACGTTTCAGTAGCTACGTAAACAAAAGCTACATCGTTGAAATACGTAACTTCACTACAAGATCTCTTGCACTTCTTAAAAATCTACTATATAAAATAATCACTATACAATTAATTAGAACATAGACGCGTATAGTCGACGGCCTAGAGACTATGTTCAGAAAACTAGGAGGATATAATTATGGCAAGTACAACATTTAACGGCCCAGTACGTTCGGAAAAAGGTTTCCAAGTGGCAACCAAAAATACGTCTACTGGAGCTTTTACAACTAGAATGAGTTCGGCAATGCCTGACTTTACTGGTTTATCAATATCAGATGTAGCAACAGCTTCTACTCTAACTTTAGCAGCAGACACTATTTCTGTAATCAACTACACAGGTGCAGCGGCATGCGCAGCAACTTTGCCTGCAGCAACAGCAGGGACAATTGTAGTCTACGCGCAAGCGGTTGACACAACTGGTGGAACAGCAACTTTATCTTTTGATTGCGCTGGTTCAGATGCATATGCAACTGGTTCAGTAATTGAGTCAAGAAATTCAGATGAAGTAACTTTTGATACTTCAGCATCTGGTGAAACTTTATTAACTTTCACACCTGCTAACGCAACAACTAATTTGTTGACGGTTGGTGGACAGATTGCTTTCATTTGTTATGAAGACGGTACATGGCACATTGCATCATCATTAGCTAGAGAAACAACTCAAGTTAAAGGTGCATTTGTTTTTGCATCGTAATACTTAATTATGTGGGTGAGAAATATGGAACCTACGGGATTCTAATACTCACCCACACCAAGACAAGATAAGGAGAAAAAATATGTATATAGGTGATGTAAAGTCCAAAACTTTTATAGACTCGAACGCTGCTTCTGCAACTTTTGTAGCCGCTGCTGCTCAACCAACATCAACGTTTACCTTAGCTAATACTTCTTTCGGAACAAACACCGCAAGAAAAATAAATGCTACGACTGCAGGAACAGGCGACAACGGTAAAACAGTTACAATCGTTGGAACTGATCACACAGGCGCTGCTGCAACTGAGGTAATAACTTTAACTGGAAGTGCAGAAACAGGCACAGCTACAACTACGGCATTTTTAACAATAACTTCTGCTACAGTTAGCGCACAACCTGCTGCTAACGTATCTTTAGGAATGACTGCTGATGTTTTTGGAACTATCTTTGAAGGTAGAACTAGAGTTAGACAGGTGAATGCAGAGTCAGGTGGAGCAATTGGAAGCGTTTTATTTAGAAATGGAAGTATAACGGGAACGGGTCTTTTAACAGTTAGAACAGGTGGAACTGCAGGAGACATTAATACAGTCAACATTCCACAAGATGGAATATTGTATAAAGACGGTGCTTTCGTAACTTTTTCTGAAGTAAACTGTAATTCAGCAACTGTCTATTTTGACGGTTAGGAGGATAAGTGGCAAACACTACTTCCGGGACAACAACATTTGATAAAACATTTGCTATCGACGAGATAATCGAAGAAGCATATGAAAGAATTGGATTGCAAAGCGTATCTGGTAATCAGTTACGACAAGCAAGAAGATCTCTTAATATTATGTTTCAAGAGTGGGGTAATAGAGGACTTCACTATTGGGAAGTAGCTAATAATTCAATTACATTAGTTGATGGTCAAGCAGAATACACAATGTTTAGATCAACAGGTGATGGCACTTCTAGCACCACAGCTGTTTATGGTGTTGATGACGTATTAGAAGCTGTCTACAGAAACTCTTCAAGTGTTGACACTCCTCTTACAAAAATCAACAGATCTACATATCAAGGTTTATCAAATAAAACTTCTGAAGGAACACCTTCACAATATTTTGTGCAAAGATTTATAGATAAAGTTACAATCACTTTATATCTAACACCAGGCTCATCAGAAGCGGGTAATTTTATTAACTATTATTATGTAAAAAGAATTCAAGATGTTGGTGACTATACAAACGCAACAGATGTCCCATATAGATTTGTTCCTTGTATGGCATCAGGTTTGGCTTATTATTTATCACAAAAATTTAAACCAGAATTAACTCAACAAATGAAACTATTATACGAAGATGAATTACAAAGAGCATTAGCAGAAGATGGTTCTTCTTCAAGTTCATACATAACCCCAAAAACTTATTATCCAAATGTCTAATTTTTCAAAAGGTAAATACGCTCAATTTATATCAGATAGATCAGGGCAAGCATTTCCATACAAAGAAATGGTTAGAGAGTGGAATGGTTCAAGAGTTCACATATCAGAGTTTGAACCTAAACAACCACAATTAGAACCTAGAGCACACGGAGCTGATCCTGAAGGTTTACAAAATGCAAAACCAGCTAGAACAGAGTTTCCAACACAAGAATTTTTACCCGATGATCCGTTTGTGACCGCTTCAAATACAACATTAAAGATTTTATTTCCTGATGGAGATTTAGTTGTAAACGATCATATTAGACTTCAAAATGTAAAAGCTCCTGTAGGTGGTTTAGCTATCACTACTTTAGAACTTTCTACAACTTTAAACGGAGCGATAACTGACTCAGCTACTTCGATTGATTTAACTGATGCCACAGAGTTTCCGTCAAGTGGTTTTATTATGATTGAAAAAGTAAATTCTTCTTCTGGCTTATTTGTAAATGAAGTTATTCAATATACAGGTAAATCTACAAATCAATTAACTGGATGTACTAGAGGAACTAGCGCACCTTTTAGAGGCGTGTCTCCATCAAAAACAACGGCAACTTCACATGCTGATGATGCTAAAGTTTTTGGATCTTTTAAAGTTGCATCTTTAAATACTACCTCTGTGACAAATTCAGGACAACCAGCTACCATTACTCAGTTTGACGGTGTGAATGTTACATTAACCAACGCTGCAACTAGCACAGCAACAGGGGGTGGTTTCCAGTGTACAATTGGACCAATAAATGATAGAGCTTAATTATGGCAGGAATTAGTTATACCACTTTAGTTACACAAATTAGAAATTACACAGAAGTAGATTCAAATGTTTTATCTACAGATCAATTAGAGAATATTATTTTAAATGCACAATATAGAATCATGCGTGATGTCCCTATTGATGCAGATAGAAAACAACAAACAGGTAATTTAGTTACAGGACAAGAAACTATTAACGCACCAGGTGGTGCTTTATTTATTAGAGCAATACAAGTTTATGATTCGACTTCAGCTACTACTGGACCTAACGTTTTTTTAGAAAAAAAAGATATTACATATCTACAGGAGTATGTTTCATCTACAGCATCGTCAAAAAGAGGCCAACCTAAATATTATGCTATGTTTGGTGGTGCCACTGGAGATGGTGATACAAACTCTGGAAGAATGATGTTTGCCCCTGTTCCAGATACAACTTACAAATTTAGAGTGCATTATAATAAGATGCCAGCCACTTTGGCCTCAGACAACACTAGTAACTATATTAGCTTAAACTTCCCTAATGGCTTATTATATTGCTGTTTAGCGGAGACTTATGCCTTTTTAAAAGGCCCAGCAGATATGTTGACACTTTACGAAAATAAGTATAAACAAGAAGTAGATAAATTTGGTGTAGAGCAAATTGGAAGAAGAAGACGAGATGACTACACAGATGGTGCTGTTAGAATAACAATACCGTCAACAAATCCTTAAGGAGTTTATTATGGCAATAACATCAGCAGTATGTACAAGTTTTAAAGTAGAACTTTTAAAAGGAGTTCACAATTTTACGGCAACAACAGGTA